ATATTTCATTTACTTCCTCGTTCATTAAATAGTTTACTTCTTTTCTTAATTCTCTAATACCCATTTTACTAAAATTCATAAATCTTGGTCTGATACCATTTACTGACTTATATTCGTCCCAAATATAATCAATTAAATTTTGTCTTACTAAATCTCTTAATGTAAAAATACCATAACTAACCCAATGGTCAGCGTGTTCTATCATCAAACCTTTGAAACTACCAGTACCTTTATTTTCTTCATTATACTTACGAGCACCTTCATTATACTTTTTAATGTAGTTAATTAAGTTTTGTGATATTTGTTTTGTCATATTTTTATTACCCATTTAAACTATAATAAATTACTTCATCAATGTTGTGTTCATCAATATCTAACATATTCACATTATCAACATTTAAGATTTCTTTTTTTGCCTTATCTTCATCAATTTGACCTGACTTCATATGAGCAAGTATTTGATCAACTTGATTTTCTGCATTATCTGAATAGTATTGTTTAGTTTTAGACATAGTGTTTTTCTCCTTTGTTCATTATTAGTATATCAAAAATTTGAAGCAATGTCAAGTAGTTTCTTCGTCTTGCCTCTTGTATTCTTTGTTTTAATGTTTTTTTCATACTATTATAGTATCATACCTAACAAAAAAGTCAAGCATTAAAAAACGTTGATTTTACTTACTTTTTAGAAGAACAAAGAGAGAACACCCTTTATTTCCAGTGATTTTTGACCCATTCTACGTCTGATTCGTGTGGATTTGGTTTACCGTGAAATACTGCAACTTTGGCACCTGTCTTTCTTTCAAAGGTCCAATCATTCTTATGAAACCTAGGTGATTCTCTATCATACCATTTTGCTGAAAATGTCCACTCATCTGGAAATGATTTGAAGTGAGGTGTCTTTTTGATAAAATGAGAGATAACATTTTGATCTCCTTGATTTCTATCCATATTTGCCTTATCTTCTAGGTACGGATGCCACACGTGTTTTGTCATTATCTTATTATTAAATTTCATCACACTTGAATTAAATAGTTTTGTAGATTTATTAAAGTCATTCATACCTATAAACTTTACCTCATCCTCATATGTAGCAAAGCAATCTATGTTATCTAATATTACAACATCTAAATCAAAGAACAGATTTGTACCATCTAATTTTGCCTCTGGACTGAATAGTGTTAATTTGTTCCACCAACCTTGATAATTATGAAATGGTAATTTTCTATATTCAATATCACCATCTATTATCTTATGTAATTTTACGTGATCTGTGTAACAAATAAACTTGTGTGGTATGGTTAAATGTCTTTTAACCATATTATATAAAACTTGTACGTAATCTGTTTTGTACTTATCGCCCCAATATAAACATACTACATTAACCAGTTCCATATCGCCCTCAATGCCAGTAGTAAGTACATTAGTTCCATCAATGCTCTTGGTATATCTTTATCTTTGATACCCATATAAATCCATATACTACAAGACAACGTAGCAATTGCCCAACCCATCCATTGTGTATCTGGATTAGCATTAGATAATACAAACGCACCTATCATTGCTAGTAAAAAACCTAACCAACGCCAACCATCTATCTTTTTATAATATCTAATTTTCATTTTGTACTTTTAGTGTTTTATATGCTGTACCGTTTTCTATCTCTTTAATTGTAAACTGATTTTCTGCAACAAACTTTAACCACTCTTGCATTGTCTTTCTACCAGGTCTTAATGGTTTTTCTATTTTACTTATATCTCTACTTGACACAGGACCCATTATACTACTGCCTTCAGCAAATACTGGTACCATATTCATCAAAGCATCCACACCTGATAATGACATATTTGTAACTAAACAATGTGCGTCTTTAAGATCATCTTTTATATCTGTTTGCCACCATTCATTATTAGGTCTAGGTTTATTTCTAAACTTAATTGGTCGATCTGTATATTTTTTTATTTCTTGTTTTGCGATTTTAATCCATTCTTCTTGTGATACACCATTCATATGATAAGTTACTGTCTGTGATGATGGTGCTAATAATATATGTTTAGTTTTACCTGTATACCAACCTTTAAATTCTACATCTATACCTTTATGTTCTAGTTCAGTAAGTCTTTGTCCACTACCTACTCTACCTAAATTTGTATGAATACCACCTTTACAAATTCTAAAATATGTTTTATCATAATCGTGTATGATAGGACTAGGATATCTTGTAATTTGTTGTGTTAGGTATCCAACATCAACGTACCACCATTCCTCATTGTTTTTCATACACTCTCTAATCTCACTAGGATTATTACCACCTAATCCCCAAAAAAAGTGTATAGGTTTATCTTCGTCTTGCCAACCTTTTTCTATAGCAGGCCAGATTTGATGTGATAAACAATCTTTTTTAGCTAGTTTATGAGTTATAATCATATTTGTCAACTATTCTTTTTGCTGTTCCGTCTTGTATTTCTATCATAGAAAATTGATTTGCTAATAAACTATCTATCCATTTATTAACTAAATCATTATCTCTTATATATTCTTTTTCTATATCTTCATATCTAATTGATACAGGTTTACACATAGATACATCATCACAAATTACTGGTATACCTTTTAATATAGCGGTAATACCTACTGTAGATTGAAATGTAACGACACAATGAGCATTCTGTAAATCTTCATCTAATGGTCTTGTATCAGTTTTATATCTAACAATAAAATTTCTGTCTGTGTACTTTCTAATTTCTTCTTTTGTCTTTCTAATCCATCTATTTAAATCTGTTATCTTATAATATCTACAAACTGCTTCTGTAGGTGGTATAATTAATATATCTCTACCTTTTCTAATATCTTTTAATCTAAATGTTTCTTCAAACTGTTTATATTTTTGTATTCTGTTTCTATCTTCGTCATTTAATTCTACAATTTTGTTTAGATTTTCACCGTTTTTAGTAATTCTATAAGCACGAATATTTGATATACGATTAAGTTGATGATTATGTGCTTTAAAAAAATATGCGTGATCAAAATAATAATAGTTTAAACCTAATTGTTTGCATTTGTTTAACCAGTTTTCTGTGCCTCTTAAAATACCAAATACTGCAACATCATTTTTTTCTTTTAGAAAATCTTTCATATCAAAACCAGGCCATATAGTTTGTTCAAATGGTCCTACGTGATGTCCTCCTTTAAATTGAGGTTTCCAAAATTTACCATTTTCGTTTTCAACAAAAGGTCTTACAACGTTATCTAATACAACTCTAGTGCCAAATCCTACTAACATTATTCATTCAATTTCAAATCATTATAATAGTTAAACCAGTCCTGTGAATAATCACAATTTTTATATTCTTCAAACCAAGGACCACCTTTTGTATAATGTACATTTTTTACATCTTCTTTATGTTCGTATTCACCAACTAACCAGTTCCATTCTAATGGCAATTCACCTATAAGATGATCACCTTCTAACCACTTGTATTGATGTAACTCTAATCCACTTGCTCTATTCACATAATTAGGTGTAAGTTGTGTACACTTCTTACAATTCATTAACATAACACTTGACCAATTCTTTTTAGGATAAGCTGTTTGAGTTTGTCCTAAAAACTTTGTTTTTTCTTTTGGTGTATAATCGTGTTTACAAACTTGTACGGCATACTTGTCATCTCTTAATCGCCATAATTCTGAAACATCTGCCTTCATTAACATATCACAATCCATAAACAATGCCCAACCTTGATAGTTCATAAGGTGTGGTATAATAAAACGACTAAAAGAAAATTCAGTTGATGAGAGATTATTTCTTTCTCTTACAAAATCATCTTTTATATTGTTTAAATAGATTGGTGTAATAGATATAGGTTTAGTAGAGTTCTTTAATATGCTATAAGATAAGGTACTAAACGCCACCTTTTCTTTACTATCATAACCTATAAAAATATTAATCATTGATTAACTTTCTGTCCTACTGTTTCTCTTTCTATATCATTGTGATCAAATTCTGCCCAATACAATTCAAATGCTACACCATCTTCTAATCCTATAAATTGATGAAAGACACCTGGTTTAACTCTCGTAAAATCACCTGCCTTTAAAATAGTTTCATCAACTAAATCATAATCTTTCTGCCATACTTTAACTAACATCTTTCCTGATTCTACAAAAAAACCATTCCATTTGTGTTTGTGTTGATGTTTAGAACAAGCAACATCTTTCTTAAATTCTATTCTGTGAAATTCTAATACACCATTTGCGTGGATCAATTCTGTTTGACCCCATATCTTACCTGCTTTCATTGATTTTTACTCCATTCTGGACTATGTTCCGATTGTTTTCTTAAACCTTTTCTGTGATCTATATATGGATTTAAAAATTTATCTCTTGCCATAATATGACCATTTCTACCATCACCTTTACTTAACTGTTTATAATGTATATCTTCTTTAAAATATCTTCTTGTTTCATCAAATGTATGACAATCAGTCCAATTTTCTAAATCAAATATCTTATCTTCTTTATATAAGTTTGTGTAATGATTGAAAAATGCTTTTGATATTAATTTGTTTTCATTAAATGCTAAAAATCCTGTTTCTGTATATTGTTGTGGTCTATCATAAAACGATACAAAGGTATCGTCTGGTAAAAATTCATCAAACCAATCTATGGGTATAGGTTTATCAAACACACAATCTGCGTCTATAAAGAATATCTTATCACCATATTTTCTAGCAGCGTTTTGAGCAAATACTTTATATGAAAATCTAACTGCGTCTTTAAAAAAACTTTCTACTTTTTTATCTTTATGTCTTTCTATAAACTTTTTTAATTCAGGTTCTTGTTCAAATAAGTTTATAAAAGTTACGTTATTTACTTTAGGATATTGTTCTATATTGTCTTCTACAAATACATATAATGGTATCTTTTGATTAGTTGATTCATATGTTTTTAAAAGTTTGTGTGCATATTCATCAAATAGTTTTTTATTAAATGTCGTAACAAATATTTTATCCATATCTTTTCAAATCTGCTTGTATCATATCTGATATTAAACTATCTAAATTATGTTTAGGTTTCCAATTCAATTCTTTTTTTGCCTTACTAGAATCACCTACTAGTAAATCAACTTCAGCAGGTCTTACAAATTTAGGATTTGTTTTTATAATATAATTTCCGTGATTATCTATAAACTCATCACCATTGTTGTAAAAATTAATTTCTAATTTATTTAAACACTTTTGTATGAAGTCTTTTATTGAATATGTTTTGCCTGTTGCAATTACATAATCCTCTGGTTTATCTTGTTGCAACATTAACCACATTGCCTCAACATAATCTTCAGCGTGTCCCCAATCTCTTTTTGAATCTAAATTACCTAACTCTACAGGTTTACCGTTCTTCAACCAATGTACTAAACCTTTTGTAATCTTTCTTGTTACAAATTCTTCGCCTCTCATAGGACTTTCGTGGTTAAATAAGATACCTGAACAAGTAAATAGATCATAACTTTCTCTATAATTAACTGTTAAGTAGTGTGAATATGCCTTAGCACAACCGTATGGACTACGTGGATAAAATCTTGTTGTTTCTTTTTGTGGATTTTCTGTTACTTTACCATACATCTCACTTGTTGATGCTTGATAAAATTTAATCTTAGGATATTTGTTTCTTATAACTTCTAATATATTTAAAACACCTAACGAGTTAGTTATCGTTGTTACTTGTGGTTGTTCAAATGATAAACCTACAAATGATTGAGCAGCAAGATTATAAAACTCGTCTGGTTGTACTTTGTCTAAAACTTTTTCTATGTTGTATGGTTCACCTAAATCAATATCAACAAACTCTATTTGATCTGTGATACCTAATTCATCTAAACGCCAATATCTTTTACCAGTATTACGTCTTTGAGCACCATATACTTTATAGTCTTTTGATAATAATAGTTTTGCTAAATAACTACCGTCTTGTCCAGTAATTCCTGTTATAATCGCTTTTTTCATTATGCCCTTTCAAATACTAATCCTGTTTCTTTCCAAAACTCTCTTTTCATAGTAGAGAGTTCTTTAGTTTGTTTTGTTATATCATCTCTATAATTAAAACCATATCTTTTATATAGTTCTATCCAATAATCTAGTGGTTCACAATTAACGTGATGATGACCTGGTTTACCTGGTTCTGAATATGTAACAAACACGTATTTACCTTTTTGCATTAATGACATCCAATTGTCTTCATATTCTTTTTCTACGTGTTCTATAAATTCACAACACCAAATCATATCAAAATCAACTTTGATATTTTCTAATTTACCTTTAGTAAAATCGTGTATTTCAAATAACTCTGGTTTTTCTCTTTTAGTAACAAAGTCACCATCAACACCTCTTGCGTCTAATCCTAATCTTCTTGCTTCGTAAACCATACCACCTGGTCCACAACCAATATCTAACATTGATTTACATTTTAATACATCTCTGGCATATTCTATAAGACCTGTATCTATATGTGTTACATTACCGTGACCACCTAAATGTTTAGGTAAACCTTTTATATTACTCATTTAACAACTCCATAATTCTAGGTAAAATAAATTCTTCATTATTAAATTCACTTAATAAAAATTCAGTAGAAGCCATTTGTTTATACCATTTTAATACTTCATCACTTTTTGCATAGTTTAGTTTTTCTATCTTTCTTAAATCAGTATTACCTAATCCTACACCAAAACTATGTTCAGTTGTAATCGTAGGTATACCTAATTCTGTTAATTCAAAGATACTTGTACTACTATCTAATACAGCACAATATATATCATCTTTCATATCAACAATTCTACTTCCACCTGTAATTACTTTGACATCTAAATTATTATAATTTAATTTACTATGTGGGTGTGCTTTAACTACAATTTTTCTATCTGTAACTTGTTTAATCCAATGTACTGATTGTTCAACAAATTTATCTACAGGTATTGAGCTAGTTGGGTCATCTTCTAATCCTGGTAAAATTAAAATGTAACCATTTTTATTGTTTTTCCATTTATGATTAAATACATTTGTAAATTTTATATGATTTACACTTTCAATTAATTCTAAATTTTTTTCTAATCTACCTTCAATAGGTTTACACCACTTTGTTTTACTAAACACCCAATGATTTAAACCCATTCTATAAAATCTAGGTGGTATTTGTTTATAAAATTTATTGATATAATTACACTTCATTCTGCTAAGTGTAGCACTTTCTATATGAATAATATTTTTATTAAAGTGATAGGCAAACATATTAACTAATTCGTTTCTATGATTCATAACTGCCATTTTGTGATTATCTGCATTAGGCATCCATTGTCTTTTAGTATGTTCACTACCAAACGTACCATTATTTAAAAAGAAATCACAAGTTTTCATATCATAAAAATCTTTATAATTAAAACTGTCTGTATTAGATAAATTTACAATCTCGTGTTTATCTTTTAGGGCGTGTGTTATAGAGGTTACTGCTTTTGATTTATCAAACTGTACTATTTTCATAACCAACCTTTTGTATAAAATAACTATCTGCAATATCTGATACTGGATTACCTACTTTATCTGTATCAAAAATCTTTTTCAAGTCAATCTTTGTTTCTTTGACAAATGCCTCATACATCAAATCTTTGTCGGCATTGCCTTTACCTGTTGCACCTTTTTTAACAACACTAGGTACAACTGTATCGTATTGTATTTTTAATTGTTGTAGTCTGTATTTTAAAATACCACAGTTTTCTGCTATTTGAAATACTGCTTGTCCTTTTGAACCAAAAGAATATCCTTCTATAAAAACTTTAAGGTTTTCTAAATCAAAGTTTAATCTGTTAAATGTGTTGATTGCCCAATCTGATATTTGACTAAATCTTTTTATTGGTGTGTCGTATTCTTTATGTTCATAACCAATAATGTTTTTTGCCATTTGACCAATGTATTTTTTCTTACTTGTCAAATAATAAAACATATATTCACCCTCATTATTAATACATACAGCAGGACTTGTTAAACTGTAATCAATTCCAACTATCGTCTTCGTTATCGTATCGTTCTTCGACTTCATCAACGTCATCCAATTCTACTTCGTAACCACAAAATGGACAAGTTAATGGTTCTAAATCTTGTTCTTCTATATTCCATTCTACAGAATATTTAGTATCGCAATTAGAACAATGTTTTTTTGCTTTTTCTAGTTTAACTTCTAAAGTCATTATAGTTTGAATTTTTTAAACTGGTCTTTTTTAACGTCTTGTTTGATACCACCAATT